CATTCTTAATAACCATACAATCTTTACATACATATGTATTACACAACTCACATTTATATGCTTGAGATAAGAATCCACGACAATCCGTTTTAACACATTTCATAATAAATTCTTTCTTTTCTACAGTTTTATTAGACACACGATCTTCATATATATCATTATATTGCCAAAATAAATCACGGTATTTGTCATGAATTCTAAGTTTTTCAAAATGACGAATGAGTAGATCAGGTAATTCATGTACACTTTGTTTGTGTAACTCAATTATATTATTTTTTTCTTCATCAGTAGTAACTCTCTTTACTGTTATTGTATAGTTAGCAATACGAGAATCTAATTTATACTTTTCAGTTTGAATCTTAGTAAGTTCAGAAGATGCTTCTTTCATAATGGGTTCTATTTCATTTATCTTTATTTTTGCTGCCGCATACTTTTGAAAATTTGCTAATAAAGATTTTTCACGATTAATAAGAAGTTGTTTCTTATGATCTTTCCAAGGACCTGAACGAAATGATTTTGTTAAGTTCTTATCAATAAATTCACGATTCCAACCAGTGCGACAGTTCATACAATGCGCATCAACTACTTGAGAAAGTAAATAACGTGTAACGCATGTCTTACATGAATGATAAGAACAATAATTACAACTTATTTTAGTACGAACCATCTTTGTGTAACTGTCAGTACAGACATTGCACGTTTCGTTTATTGAAGTCATTTTCTTTATACAAAAATTATATCCATTTTGGATTCAATTTTTATAAATAAACTATTTATGAGAGTAGTGATTTACTTGATACTGGTGTTATAGTTTCAATAAGTGAAGGCATTCTTTCTTTAAAACTAGATATCTTAGGTGTATTAAAATCTATTATTACACTAGATGGTTTTGGAAATCCATTAAATTCATTTGCAGTAGCATTTGTATAAGAACCCATATGAGGAAACCATAACCAATCATCTATTTCTAACTCTTCCATACATTCACTGCGTGCTATAATATCTACAGAATCACATGTGCGTCCCATTAATAAACCTTTTGTCTTTTTTCTTATATTATCATTTTCGAATGGTATGCGTATCCATAGTGGTTTCGCATGATCAAAAGGAATACAAGAAAATTGCCCATATAAACTATCATCAATTGTATATCTATATCCATTTGACCAAGATTTTTTACCAATGACTTTTACAAAAAAATCTTGACAATGTGATGAAAAAAATCTTCCAGGTTCTGCTATATAACTAAAAGATGGATCATAAGCATTATTAATATACTTAACTTTCTTTATAAAGTCAGTTTCATCTGATAAAAACCCACCTCCAATATCTATTGTATTTGCGCAATGACCTTGTAATTGTAATATCTTATTTAGAATTTTAGCAATATTTATTGATTTGTAATATGTTTTTCCATTATTACCACCAGAACCTACATGAAAACTAATACCTTTTATTTCTATATTTTTAGATTTTGCATAATATCCAATATCTTTTACATCACTTGGAATAATACCAAATTTACCAGAAAATGGTATTTTTGATTCTTTATCATCTGTTGTAATTCTTATATATGCGCCTCCAGTATAGTTTAGTTCAACTAATTTATCTATTTCTTCAATACTATCTACAACTGTAACAGGCGAATCTATTTCTGTTTTAGCATAGAGTAAATCTATATATGATTTACAAGGATTTGCATATACAATTGAGTTTTTTATATTTACTGAAGATGATATTATGTTTTTTACTAATTTAAGCTCTTGTAATGACGCGCAATCAAAATTTACTCCGTGCGGGTAAAGTGTTTTAATTATTAATGGTTCTGGATTAGATTTTATTGCATAAAATGGTTTTATATATGGTAGATGTCTATTCCATAAAACATATTGTTCTAATAATTTATATGGGTAGAAAGCATAAAAAGAATGTTTAACATGTAAACTATTAGTGAATATATTCACTATTTCTCGTAATTCTTTCAATGTGATTGTATAATAACATAATAGAAAATATTTTTAAGCCGGGATAAAATTGATTTTGTATAAAAAATTTATATTACATAAATTATGAAAGAAATTGATATAAAAGAGGCAGCATACATATTATATTTAATAAAAACTACTAAAATAAGATATAAATATATAATAACAATTATTTATTCTAAATAAACAACTTCAAATAATAAAATATATTCTTTATTTTGTATATCTAATAAATTATAAAATTCATCTCTTAAACTTATTTCTAATAAACTTAAACGCGCCAATGGTGCTGGAGAGATTAATAATTCAGGATAATCTGTTTCTTTATTTAAGAATTTTATACCATTTTTTATATCATCTAAAAAAATTATTGTATATGGATCATGAGATGCTTGTGATAATTCAATCCGATTCAATTCAAGAGATGTATTCACATTTATATGTAAATATACTTTATTTAAGAACCATCCAATATCAACAGGATATGGGGCAGTGATAATACCACTCGTATCACTATAATCAATACTTACAAATCCTAACATTCTCGCAGGACATCCAATACTACTTAAATAATCATTTGTTATTGTTTCAACTGTACCAGTGTAATCTTCAAATTTATCTAAATAATTACCTGTTCCAAATAAAAAAGAAAAATTATAAGTTCCTGAAATTCTGTTAATATTTAATTTATTTGTTATTGTGCTAAATAATACGTCATAAGTATTTGCTAATCCAGATGCATTAAGAGCACGTTCCAACTCAGTTGCAATAGATGATCCATCATATTTACCAGGATTTAATGATATTGTATATTTAATATTGTTTTCTAAAAAAGTAAATTTATTCCAGCCAGTATTAATATTATACAAGTCACCAGGTAAAGTTCCACCAATTAAACGAAAACTTTGTATGTTTTTCAAATTTCGTTTTAATTTCCAACGAAATAAATTTGGATTTGGATTTATAACAACATTGCGTTCCCGACTATTCACACATATTGTTATTGCTCTAGATACTCTATTTCTTTGTGTTGTTACTGGTAAAAGTACTTGTTGCCCAGAACTTTTTCCTGTAAGATGAGAATCTAAATGGTGCGTTCCAATACTTTTTTGTTCTGTATATGCTTTTGGTCTATTGTTATCCATAGTAATATATTTATTTTATATTATATCTTTAGATAATAAATCACTTCTTTGCTTTCCAAGCAATAAATCCATGACTTTTCCATACAAAATAAGAAGATCCAAGTTTTTCAACTGCTAAATTATGAAGTGCCAACTCTTTTGGAGTTAGACTCTTTAAATATTCTTTTTCTTCATCCAATATTGCGTGAGGCGGAGGAGGAGTGTAGGTATTCATTGTATGCTTATAATATACAATAAAATATATTCAATTTTTCTTCCATATGGAGGAACCATAGTTCTACTTAAAATTTTCTTAATCTTTTTCTTGTATTATTTTTTGGTGGTGTTTTTGGGTTTCTCTTTTTTGCATTATTTTTATTTTTTCTATATTGTTCTACTGTTTCTTGCATTTGGTCTATTATTCTTCTTGTTCTTAATTTTTCTTCATTTATTGCGTTCAAATTAATAGGAATTCTTGGTAAATTATTTCCATTCCTACCTACTACAGTATTACTATTACCAAATGACAATCTTCTTGTTGTAGTATTGCCAAATGACAATCTTCTTGCTGTAGTATTACTATTACCATTAAATGATATTGGTCTATTTGGTCTATTTAATCTATTTGATCTATTTGATCTATTTGATCTATTTAATCTAATACTTTGTGGTGATGGCATTTATTTAGTATTAATATTAAAACTTTTCAATATATTATGTACAATTGCAAATAATATTCCACCCCATAAAGAATCCATTAGAGCAAATTGTAAAGAATAATTTTTTAATGTAGCATAATTTGTAAAATCATATACAGCATAAGTACTAAGACCTAATAAAAAGGCCTCTGTTGTATTGTTAGGTAATGTAACTAAATATGATAAAGCTAAGTATACAATTATTGCCGGTATATACCGAATCTTTAATGGTACACCTTGTATTTTTTTAATCATTGATGAAGAATTGTTACTGCCAAGTATAAGCCATGGTAAATCAACTAATAAGATAATAACCGCAATTAAAATATAGTTTATCATAGCGCGTTCTTTTTACTATTAAGAAAAATGATATAAAAGTAATGTCAGAACTAACAATACAACTTGAAGCATATTCGGCGCCCATTCGGAAACAAAAAATTTTTTGCGTAGGAGATTTAAATATTATAGATAAAACAATGTATGGAGTATTTAATATGTATTCAGACGAACTATTACGACGTCATAAAATAGTCTTTGTTTTTTCTGATATATATATTAAACATCAACCAAAAACGTTTAAACATATATTTATTGATGCTACATTTCGTATAAGAGATAATCAAGATTTACGATTAGCATATACATATATTCAACATTGTATAAAGCCTTTAATCATAGTATGGTATGGTAATGATATACCAAATCCTATATATACTAATAAAGATGATATTACATTGATAAGTGGTGGAGCAATGCCAAATAATAATTATACATCAATATTTTTTTCAACAAAATCAACATATAATGAAGTATATAGTATTTTACAACATAAAATGAAAGATATAGATTTTAAAACAATTTTAAATGAAACAAAAGCTTCTGATGTATCTCTTATTTGGTCATCCATAGGAGAATCAAATAAGGAAGGATCATTATATTGGTTTGATTATAATAATATAAAGACTATGCAACCAGTAATAGATTATGCGCAAGCTTCAGAATATTTACGTAATTTAGCAGATGTATTAGAATCTAAGGAATAAACTTTTTATTTCTTAAAAAGTTTGAAACTGCCTTTCTTAGCCTTGTAACCCGCCTTTACAAGATTCTTTAATGCTTTCTTACCAGCAGCATGCTTCTTTTTACTTACAATACGCCCCTTTTTGGTTTTCATTAAATCACTCTTGGTCAAGCCACCGGAAGTATGTTTAGCATTCCCATGCCATACTGCTGCCTTTGAACCAACCGCGGGTGTTTTAGCACCGCCTGACATATTCATATTCATATTCTTATTCTTATTCTTACGAGTCATGTTTCTTTTACGTCTACCACCATTAGTAACATTTGCGCTACCACTATTATTAGGAGAATTCATATCTTCTTCTTCTTCTTCGTAAGAGTTGTTGGTATTATTCATCTTATACTTATAATTTAGAAATTATTCAAATATTTCTTTTCTTGGAATTTCTCCATTTTCAATTTGTTTAATATAATAATCCATTCGTTTTACATCGTAGATTCCCGCAAAATGAACGAGAAAATCACCAGGAAGCCATAGTGGTTGATTAGGAAGACCTTGTATGTACGCGTTAAATAATCTACATTTATTTGTAATTTCTGTTTTTTTAAAGTCGGAAGGATTTAATTCAAGAAGTTTAATAACAGCAGCATTTTCCCACCAAGGATGATATAGTAAATCCGTTTGCTCATTTACACGTTTCCAAAAATCTCTTGACCATGATGTATTACGAATCAATATATTACCATCATTAATATGACCACAGGAATCAATCGTCATTAATAAGTCTTTGTTTTCTGGTAATAATGGAAGTATATGATCTTCAATTCTAATATTCATATTTGTAATATAAACATCCGCATCGCTTAGAAATATAATTTGTCCTTCTTGAGAATTTTCTAATATATCTAATAAAAATGGTATCTTAGACCAGGGAATTGGTCTTGTACGATCCCAATATTTTTCATCGCCTAATATATACTGATATCCTTGTTTTCTTGCATAAGTAATCTTAGATTCTAGTGCTTTTCCTAAACTTTTACGAAAATCATCGCCAATAGCAAGAGTTAATAATTTTATCATTATTTAAAAATAGAATAATATCTTTAGATAGAATATGGAAATTATCTGTAAAATCATTAAGAAATATATTGATAAATACTAGCAACATAAAGTTGGTTTTTCTAACATATATTTACTACATGGTCCTTGAAATCCATATTTTTTTTTCATATATATTTTAATAAAATTATATAAAGCAAGAATATTCCTATTTGTATTAATATTTACATCAATCTGTAAAATTTTTCTAATCCATGATGTTTCATCTTTTGATAAAACTGCGTCTTTACCATATAAAATAGATTTATACATTATGCTGTTCCATAATTCGTTTGTTATACAACTTTCTAGATATCCTAATGTTTCTGCGTGATCCAATAAGTGTACTATAAATTCTAGCACTTCATGTAAATATTTTTCTGGAAATAAATCAAAAAAACGAATTTCAATGCCATGATTTCTAAATTTATTATAGTTAATATCAAATCCTATTTTATCATTTTTTGTGTAATTTATTTGTTTGTAAAGATTTTTATACCATAATGGTTCATATTTTTTACGATCTTCTTGTAAAACTTTACCAGTTATCATATTATTTGTATCAAATGTTCCAGCACTTATATATCTTGAAGCTGCTACACGTTGAGAACCTTTTGGAAATCTTAATTTATATAATTCACTATTTGATAATATATCTCCACTCCCATATTTGGCAATAAAAAATGGTTCTAATACTTGAATAATACGTATTGCCATTGCGTGTCTTTTTTTAAACAATTTCATATTTTCAATATTTCCATCATTATTTAGAATTGTTGGTAATGTAAAATTAAAATGGTAAGTACCATTATTAAAAATAGAGATATTTTTTCTATTTGTTGTTAGTGTAGCAAATCCATGATTTTGCGTTGGATAAATAAAATTAGTACCTTGTGAAACAGGTAATTTCAAAGAATTTAAATTATGTAAAAAATTTTTTTTATGATACTTTAATTCATGAATAACACGATCAATATTTGTTTTATAGAATTCTAAAGTCATAAATTCTATTGTATCTCCATCAAAACAATAACTTTGCTGATATTCTTCTTTAAAATAATTGTTTTTTTCTTTCATATATTCAAATATAGTTTTACCAGAAAATTTTTTATTTAACGTAGAACCTTTATCATAATTTGTCATGGGTTGACCGGATAGATCATTTTTTAATAATTCATGACAATTCATTAATAATGGAAGATCATAATGTTTATTTGGTAATATAAGTGTATTAAGTGCTAGATTAAATGCCCTATCATTATATGATTTAAAATAATTTACGCTGTATCGTTCTGGCTTCTGATTTTTAAAAAATTCTCCTAGCACGTTGTTTTTTAATGGAATCTCTAAATATGTCTCATTTTCAATACCAATCCCCCAATATAAATCATTTGGTTTATAAGAACTAAAATATTTTATATGTTTCTCATCAAGAGGTTGTTTGTTCATCCTAATTACAAAATAAATAAAATTGAATTTTTTTTAACTATACTTTTTAAAAGGCATGTCTTCTAAATATATTAAGAATGATCAAGGAATGTTTGTATGTCCTAATTGTAATATTGTAAAAACAAATCAAAATACAATGTATTATCATATGAAAAAACATGAAGGCAAACTTCCTTTTGAATGTGATATATGTAATAAAGATTTTATGCAAAAAACATCTTTAGAACTACATAAAATATCAAAACATAATTGTAAAAATAATATTAATAATAATTTTAAATGTATTGTAAGTGGCTGTAATTTTACCGCTATTACAAAAGCAAATCGTAGAATTCATTGTTTGCGAAAACATTTTAAAGAAGAAATTGATAATATATCTGAAGAAGATAATACATGTAGCAGTTGTAAAAAAACATTTCAATCAGGGTCCGCATTTTATTATCATGCTATTCATTGTATACGTGTAAATACTACAGAAAAACAAAAAATTCTTGAATTTATTTTATAAAGAAAAGATGAAAAAGATGAAAAAGATGAAAAAGATGAAAAAGATGAAAAAGATATTTATATGCTAAGTCAGATGATATTATTCATCAACTTTAACGAGTTGTGTAAGAAGTATTAAAGAATATAAATGGTAACCCAATGCGGCAAAAGTTACTAATCCTAGCAACTCATATGAAGATCGGGGTGTTTTTTTAGCATTATAACCAATGTAAATCATTAAAGGAGCAATAATAAATACATGTATTAAACTTATCCATAATAAAGAAGACTTTGCTGTAAACCGTATCAAAGCTTTATAAGTATGATATACAAGAACAAAGAGACCAAGTACAAATAATATATTATATAATATATCTTGCGTAGATGCTCTTTGTATAAAAATATATCCAAAAAAAGGTACCACAAATAACACGTGAAATACAGCAATAATAAAGTGAGGATCCATTAAAATCTATATGTAGTAAATAATTTTTTTACTTGTAATAATGATCCTTCCATCCATGCTTGTTTTAAACTAAAAGATTCTCCAACAAGATATACTTCAGAATCAAAAGGTTTTAATGATTTTTTTGATTCTTCATTTACATTATAATTACCTGGTAACCAATATGTAGCACCATGTTTCCAATAATGTGCTTTAAAAAATTTATATTTAGGAACAATAGAACCAAAAAGATCTTTAAGATTTTTTTGAATATGTTTTCCAAGTGAATTTTCACCATATTTTTTTAGTATATTATGATACTTTTCTGTATCACGAGAATCTGTATATGACACCATAGCAATACCTTTAGTATAATTAATTGGTATAAAATATCTTATAGGTGATCGAGATATAATTCTAGAATATTCTGAAAACCATGGTGAATTATATACTGCATATGTACGTAGCAGCGGTTCCATTTTTAGATAATCAAGTAATTTTAAATTATTAAAAAAAGGAATCTTGTGTAAAGCATCACTTTCTACAGCACATATTAATTTTTTTGATTCTAAATAAATACTATCTTTTGTAACTAAAAATTCACTAATTATTTTATCTTTTTTATCTTCTATATTTATTAATGTATAATTATTTAGTATTTTTCCACCTTTTTTAAGTATATCATCTTTCATACATTCTATTAATTTTGATAAACCATTTACTGCAACATAATATCCTTCATCAGTACCCATTTCATGAGAAAATGATTCTAAACCTAGATCTGCTCTTAAGACTTCTACTTCAGCACGGTAAGGAAAACGATCTAGAAATTCTTCAGTTTTTTCTTTACCATGAATTTGAATACATAATTCTTTTAATGTATGCTGTTGTAAGACATCTTTTTTTAATAATTTTAATGGACCAAAAAATGTATTAATGTTTTTTTCAAATATATTTGGTTCTATACATGAATCACCATTTTCTTTGTATAATACATCTTTCGATATAGATACGATTGGCTGCTCATAATGTTTTAATAATTCTAAGACTAATTTGTGTGATTTAGATATTCGCCCAGCACCTGCTTCCCATTGATAATTATCATTATAAAATGTTTCAACACGTCCACCAACATTTTTATATTTTTCACATAAACATATATTTTTATTGTGTTTTAGTAATTCTAAAGCAGAATATAAACCAGCTATTCCTCCACCTACAATTAACACATCATACATCTAATATAATTTTAGACTTTGAAGCCATTGTAAAATTTCTAATGTATTTGAACTTTGTTTTATATCTATAATTTTTTTTTTATAAATAACTAAAAATGAAGGGATACTACGAATTCCACAATAACCAGCCGTATAATCGTTTTGATCAATATCACATTTTAACCAATTTGCTACAAATTGGGTTTCTAACATTACAGTATCAATCTTTCTACATGGCCCACACCATGATGCACTAAATAATATTACTGTTAAATCAGGTAAAAATCCATCAAACTCTTTTATTCCAAGATACTGTTCAAAATCATCTTGTGTCAATAGTGCTTTCATCTTTTTTAGTATTATAGATATTTCTACGTAAACCATACGCAATAAATCCTGATAATGGTAACATTATAAGTAATAAACTAAAATATAAATAATCATTTGGTTTATCATATTTGCTAACTATTTTTTGCATTACATCTTTTATGTCTTTCATCCCATCACCACCACTGTAACCACCTTTTAATAATGGTAAACTTGGCATACCAGGCATACCAGGCATACCAGGCATACCTAATGGGTTCGTAGGTGCTATTGTAGGAGGCATATCTATACCATATTGTGAGTATAGATCACCTTTATTTCTTGATAAATTCATCACTGTTTTTGAAATAAATGAAAAAGATATGTATGCTATTAATCCTAATATAATGTACCAACATAATACACTGATAATTCTTATAGTCATTGGTAGAATTCCAGGTGATGTTGTTATAAAGTAAGTAGTAATTAAATATATTACACCAAAAAACCCAAGCATTAAATATAATATCCAAGTTTTAGTATTTTTACTCATATTTTGAAATTCTTCATCATCAAATTTTCCAGCACCAATATTGCCATAGTCGAAAAACGGTACTTGTAATCCTTCAATACGTAAATCTTCTTTATATAATACTTGAAGAATATCAAACATATACCATGAACCAAGTGTAGTTAAATTAACAAATAATTTTAAGAAACCTGTATCTTGACGACCCAGAGCCCAATGATCAAATCCAAAGAACCCTGTATATGGCATTATAGCAAGCCATTTATATATCCATACAGGTATTCTATAATCATTTTTAACTAATGAAAATAGACTTGACATAACCTATTACTACTTTTTAAATAGTAAATAGAATACCACCAAATCCATTGATAATTCTTAATACATTGTGGTTTGTTGCGTAGACTCGGGTATAGGCATTTCCTCGTGGCGGTGTTACTCCAGTTGTAGAATCGGGAACAAGATTAAACTGTAATATTAAACTGTCAATGCGACTTGCGTTTAATGATCCAGATGGTTGTAGTTCTTCAGGTCTTAGAGCAAAACAATAATTATAAATAAAAAGATTATTCGGTACAGTAGTGTGATGATAATATGGCTGTACTAATCTAAAATAACCAGCATCTCTTCTTTCAAATCGATCATAACCGTCCAATTGTAATATAGCATTCGTCATTAAATCTTTATAAGATCCTGTTTCAAATATACTAGTGCTACTATAATTATAGTATTCGTGTTGAGATATCATAATATTTCTTTGAATAAACCATAATAATTCTTTTATTGGGTGATTAAATTCAAGACGAACCGTAGAACTAGTTGCTCCAATTGGTATTGATATTTCGGGTGTATATTGGATTTGCTCAATTAAATATTCATGAGTATTACTTACAAATCTTCTTCGCTCTTCAACATCTAAGTAGACATAATCACCAAATAATCTTAAATCTGTTATTTTTATAGGATTTACAGAAAGAGTATCACAATTTACTACAAGTTGATTACTAATGAATAGATCTTGTAGTTTTCTTAATTTTAAATTAATTCTTATAGGATGATATTGTAAAGCAAGAAGTGGTAAATACTGACCAGGATTTTTACAAAACCAAAAACGTAATGGTATATATAATTTTAACGGTCCAAAATTTTGTGGTAATATATAATCATCATATTTACCTATCATATCATTAAAGCCTTGTCTTTGCATCGTAGTCGTTGTCATGTTTGACCATAATTCCATCCATTCACCCGTTTGAGTATCAATTTCTTGTTCTCCAATTTCTAATGTAATCTCTTCAATAAGAGCATGTCCAATTGAATTTACATATGATACGGGTGTTCCATCTGTTAATGTTAAAGCGGGTAATGTAACTTCTAGCACCAAAGGTCCGAGTAAATCTCCTCTTCTTGGTACTAAACAAGACATACGTTTTCCAAAATCTGGATCACCATCAAAAAACATAGATTGTGATTCAATTGCAAAATTAGTATAGCGTCGGTATACCATTTTAAACCATGTTAGCTGTGGATTTCCGGTTAAGAATATATCTTGTTTTCCTGTTGCAACGAGTTGTAACAATCCACCATTTCCTGTCATGTTCGCTACTTATATGGAGTATTGATTCTTTTTCTTAATTAGAACGTTTCTTATGGATCCTTTATTATACCGTAGTTTGTTATCAATTAATCCAAACACAAATTTACCAATATCAACAAATTTTATTTTATCAACAGATGGATTTGGTGATATCAGTTGGCAAAATGTCTTAAATAATATGAGTTCACAAAGTATATATATTGGTTATTTACCATCAACAATAAGAGATTTATCAAATGGTATTTTCGATTTAAAATCATGTATTTTACAAGGTTCATTAACATTATGTGATCTTACAAGTTCATTAAATGGGTTGGGAACAATGGGTTATATCAGTAGTAGCCAATTAATATCTACAATAAATAATTTAGGAAGTTTAGGTTATGTTAGTAGTTTTACATTACAAAGTACAGTATCTGGTTTAGGTAATTTAGGTTATCTTAGTACACCATATATAAATAGTACAATAATAGGATTAGGTACATTTGGATACATTAGCAGTATATCTTTAGAAAGTACAGTGCGAGGATTAGGTAGTGTTGGATACATTAGCAGTATATCTTTAGAAAGTACAGTGCGAGGATTAGCTAGTATTGGATACATTAGTAGTGTATCTTTAGAAAGTACATTGCGAGGATTAGGGACGTTCGGTTATGTATCATCTGCCTCATTAATATCAACAACAATAAAACTTACAGATTCTATTAATGAAATTATTAATAACAGAAATAATATAAATTTTATTGGAGCAAATAATGTAAATATTAATACATCGAACACAAATGTTATTATTAGCACACTAAGTACTGCTTATTTTTATGATAGCTTTTTTAATTCTTCCATAAAATATAAAGGGAATAATAATGCTCAAACTGCTTATGTGCCAACAACAGGACCTCATATTAATGATTTTTTCTTTTCAACATTAGATTTACAATTAAATACTTGTTCAAATTATATCCATGGAAACACATATGCGAGCGCAGAAATATATCCAAATATTACATTTGATAGTGCTACACTTGGAACAAGTAATGGATTATTAGTAAATGTATCTTCTTATATTTCTTATAATGGTGCTCCAACAAATATTGTAAATAATTCTAAATTTCTTATTAAAAATAGTAATTATTCAAATATTTTTAAACAACCATTACGATTAAATATTTCAGGATCAAATATTAATTGTAATTATACATATCCATATTTATTAACACATCGAATTATGAATGTAAGTAATTATTCTGGTACTGGATTTAATTCAAAAAATTTAGACTTATTTTTCGATTCAACATCTTCGTATTACCTCTCAATACAAAATATGACAATGTAATAAAGAAATGGCAACATCTAAAAAAACAATGTTTTTAGATTTATTACAATTAAATGCGTTAAAATTTTACACCACTAGTAATAAACCGATACCTTCATCATTGGTATTAACTGCGAGTGGAAATGGTCAAACATATTTTACATCAATTAGTTCTTTAATTGGTTATAGTTTTCAAAATGTTTTTACACCCGGTCAAAATATATTATCAGCAAATTCTACAAATACTACATTAACTGTTAGTTCATTGTCATCAGAACTAATATTATCAACAGACAATATTAGTACCATATTATATATTGGTATTCCATCATTGACAAGTACTATTACCAGTACAATTAACTCAGTTCAAGCAAGTACTATGTTTAATCTATTAAATTACCCAAATATTGTTTCATCTGTATATTACAAAGGGAATACAGGAAAATTACCTATTTCAACATTGGCTACAAATGCTATTTTAACGAATTCTGGATCAGGAATTTTTAGTAGTTTCCAATATAATTTTTCATCATTTACAAAATATATAAATCCAAACGGTTCATCACGCATGTTTATAGATTATTATCCTAGCATGACATTTGGAACAGTAATGACACCTTCTTCTATTTCTAGTACTACATTATATCCTGAAGGTAATTCTAGCATTAAGTCTGTATTATCTCTTTCAAGTCATTTTATGTATGTAAATTCTACTGGATCGAATGTTCCATTAATAAAATCTGGAATTCAACAATATATTCCAATTACAAGTTTATATCCTTATGGCGTTTCTTCATTTATAAATCCTCGTATTACATCAAATACCTTTATACAACCATTAAAAATGGAGTTTGATACAAGTCTAACAAATTCCAATATTAGTATTGTTCATTATATTTCAGATGGTATTGGATCTATTAAAACTAGTTTAGGCAATGATGTATTTAGAACAGGTTTAGAAACTTCAACAATGGTAATTAATAATAATATTAACGATAGAAATATTGTTTTTACAACAATTATAAATTCTGGAAACCAATACTAAATATTAATTCCCTCTCTTAATGCTAACTCTTTTGCAAATGGTTGTAGTACCCCTTTTATCACCGCAGTAGGTCTATAAGGCCATGGAGACATATATACAGCATTTGGATATTTATGTGCTCTTATATATCCTAATATTATTTTATTTTTAAATAAATTATGAAATACTTTTTGACCTTCACTATTTTCCGCAATATTGTTTTCTACTTCAATTTGTATTTGTTGTGTAAAACTTAATGGATCTTTTTTAACAACTTCTTTCACTAAAGTACTAAACCATAGTAAACATTCATTTCTTTTCCACAACGTTGCTTGATATGTAAATAAATATGTATCATATTTACTATCAATGTATTTCCATCGTTTATTATAATTACTATTAATTTCTTTTGGGCCAGGACATGGCATATATCTTATACTTATTAAATTTTTCATACTTTCTAATAATATTAATGACTCTTCTATTGCTTTTACATCAATAAATCGTTCAAGTAAAAAGTCTTCTTGCATTGGTAGTACATACTTTATAGTATTTGGTAATAATTCTAAAGCACGAGCTCTTGAATTAATAAAAGAGGAATACTTGTTTTCTAATGTAAGAATATTTACATTATATCTTTGTTTTATTAATTTACACATAGTATCATCAGGATTTTCAGTGGCAAAATATATAGGCCATTTACATGATGGAGCATATCTGTATAATAATTCTAAATGAATCTCTAGTAAATAATAGTATTTTGGTGTTGAATTAATTAAATAAGCAACATCACTTCTTTCCATCTATTACAATATTTTCACTAGTATTTAAATCTAAAACTGCCATTGTTGTTGTAGAATAATATGGTGAATATGGTGGAGTAGTAGATTCATATATTACACCATTGTTAATAAATTGATTTGGTCCTAATTCAATGCTTACATCATTAAATGATACATCTGCTATTTGTGTTATTATATCTTCTAAACTAATTTTATTATCTTCTTTTAATATACTTTTCTTTTTTTGAAATAAAAAAGGAAATTCTTTTTTTCTAATACGCTCAAAGGGTGAATTATGTTTTTCTATTTCTTCTGATGTAAAACGTCGGAAGTTAAATAAATTATTATCTTCTTTAAGAATTTCATCGTCATCTTTTATTTGACATTCATTATTCATCTATTCATTTATATTTTTTCTTTTTTAAGTAAAAGACAAAATAAACCACAAAACCACAAAACCACAAAACCACAAAACCACAAAACCACAAAACCACAAAACCACAAAACCACAAAAACACAAAAAATTGTATATTTTAATAATCTATTAATAGTATCAAATGAATCTTGTAATCGTTGAATCCCCCGCAAAATGCTCAAAGATTCAAGGATTCTTAGGTTCAGGATGGAATGTAATAGCTTCAATGGGTCATATACGCAAACTGGTTGAAGATGTCAAAGCATTACATATTGAAGATGGATTTAAACCCGATTATGAATTTATGAAAGAGAAATATAAGACTATTAATCAATTGAAGATTGCTGCGAAGGATGCAAGCAAGATTTATTTAGCCAGTGACGATGATAGAGAAGGTGAAGCAATTTCTTATTCGGTCGCTATTGCTCTTAAACTGAACGCAGCAACAAATCCAAGAATTGTATTTCATGAGATTACAAAGATAGCAATACTAAATGCTATTCAGAAGCCCAGAACTATTAATATGAATCGTGTGAATTCTCAGCAAGCACGAGCAGTATTAGATTTAATGATTGGATTTACGATTTCTCCTTTGCTTTGGAAGTACGTTGGACCATCATTATCAGCAGGAAGATGTCAAACACCCGCTTTAAGACTTATTGTAGAGAAAGAAAATGATATAAATAAGTTTAAAAAAACATTAGTGTGGGAAGTAAAAGGTTCATGGTATTATAATAGCACAACATTTTCTGGTAAAATGATTGAAAGTCTTGAATCTAAAGAAGACGCAGAAAATTATTTAGAAAATATTCATGATCTGGATACAGCAACAATTACAAATTGTGTGAAAAAACAGACAACCCATAATCCACCATTGCCACTTATTACATCATCATTACAACAAGAAGCATCCGCTATTTATAATTTAAATCCTAAAAATACAATGTCAATCGCA